CGCGGCCAAATTTTGAGTCTGAAAACCCGCAACAAACTGCAGTTGTAAAATATAACGAAGAAGAAGATTTTTATTATTTGGAGTCTGATGTTTTTGAACAAGTAGGTTGGAAACCTGGAGATGATATTCTCTGGATCGAAAATGAAGATGGCAGTTTTACACTAAGGAAAGAAGAAAAGAATATGAGTTATCAAAATGATGTTGAACAGTTTATGTCTGCCGCAGATCAATATATTGGAGCGACTCCACATCTAAATGAAAACAATGAGGCACAAGCACGCCTATATATTGACCTGATTGATGAAGAATTTCGTGAACTTTGCGACGGATTTCTTCGTCGCCATATCGGAGACATTGCTGACGGTGGTGCTGACCTAGTGTGGGTTGTCCAAGGATTGTTTACAACTCTAGGAATTGACTTTAATAAGGTCTGGGAAGAAGTTCGCGCTTCTAATATGAGCAAGGTTGCTGAAGGTGGTAAGATTAAGAAGCGTGCAGACGGTAAGATTCTGAAACCAGATACTTACTTTAAACCAGACATTGATCGAGTACTGAAGGAACAGGGACTATAATGGCAAAAGAGAATTATCTGAATATTGAGATTGACCTATCACGGGACTCCCTGTTTGACAAACTAGGTATTCAGCGTCTTCAAGAATCATACATGAAGGACGACGAAACTTCTCCTCAGCATCGTTTCGCCTATGTTTCAAAGACGTTCGGTTCTAATCCTGATCATGCGCAGCGTCTATACGAATATGCGTCAAAGCACTGGTTGTCGTATGCGACTCCGATCCTGTCTTTTGGTCGATCGAAGCGTGGTATGCCAATCTCGTGTTTTCTAAACTTTATCGATGATACTGCGGAGGGTCTAGTTGAAAATCTTTCAGAAACTAACTGGTTGTCTATGCTTGGCGGTGGTGTTGGTATTGGTTTTGGTATTCGCGCCGCAGATGATAAGTCTACTGGCGTTATGCCTCATCTTCGCACTTATGATGCTTCTAGTATGGCTTACCGTCAAGGTCGCACTCGCCGTGGTTCTTATGCTGCTTATCTGGATATTTCTCACCCTGATGTTGGGTTATTTCTAGAAATGCGCAAACCAACTGGTGATCCCAACATGCGTGCGCTGAACCTGCACCATGGTGTGAACATCACCGATGACTTTATGGAAATCATCGAACGTTGTATGACTGACAAGGATGCCGACGACAGTTGGAATCTAACCGATCCTAAGTCGGGTGAAATCCGCGATACAGTTTCGGCGAAGGAACTATGGCAGAAGATTCTTGAATTGCGCATGATGACAGGTGAACCGTATATTCACTTTATTGATGCATCTAATCGCGCAATGCCACAGTTCCAGAAGGATCTCGGGTTGAAGATTCACCAGTCTAATCTTTGCTCGGAAATTATTCTTCCGACTGATAAGAAGCGCACTGCTGTTTGTTGCTTGTCGTCAGTTAATCTAGAATATTATGATGCATGGTCGAAGGATCCGTTGTTCCTCAAGGACATGGCAGAAATGCTCGACAATGTGTTGCAATATTTTATTGACAATGCGCCAAAGCAAGTTGCTCGTGCGATCTACTCGGCAAAGCGCGAACGTTCAATTGGTATTGGCGCACTAGGTTTCCATGCCTATCTACAACGCAAGAATATTGCTTGGGAATCAGCAGTTGCCAAGGGAACTAATATGCGCATCTTCAAGCATATCAAGACTCGCTTGGATGCCGCGAATCTAGAACTTGGCGCAGAACGTGGTGAAGCACCTGATGCTGCTGGCACAGGTCGACGTTTCTCCCATATGCAGGCAATCGCACCAAACGCATCTTCGTCAATCATCATGGGCAACACCAGTCCGTCGATTGAACCGTGGCGAGCAAATGCGTATCGTCAAGACACCTTGTCGGGTTCATTTCTCAATAAGAATAAATACCTCGACTTTATCGTCAAAATAGAAGCAGGGAATCACAAAGAAGGTTGGTATGATGAGACTTGGTCTTCGATTATCGCCAACGATGGTTCGGTCCAGCATCTAACTTGGATGGATCAAATTACCAAGGAAGTGTTCAAGACCTCCATGGAAATTGATCAACGTTGGGTTATTGAACACGCAGCAGACAGACAGAAGTTTATTGATCAGGCACAGTCCCTCAATCTATTCTTCCGTCCCGACGCAAATATTAAATATCTACACGCAGTCCATTATCTTGCATGGAAGCAAGGTCTGAAGACTCTATACTACTGCCGTTCTGAGAAGATTGGTAAGGCAGACAAGGTTTCTAAGCGTATCGAGCGAGAAGCGATTAAGGAAATCGACTTTAAGGCAATGATCGACGGTGACACCTGTGTGGCATGTGAGGGATAATAAGGAGACAAAAATGTATTTTGCACAAATAGTATCAAAACCTGATTGCCCCTACTGCACTCTAGCAAAAGAGTTTATGCAGGGTATGGATATCCAATATACCGAGATGGTAGTTGGTCAAGATTGTCTTTGGGAAGACATTACAGCACAGTTACCTGACGTTAAGACCGTCCCGCAAATTTGGGTCAACGGTGAACATGTTGGTGGTTATGATGATTTAGTGAAGTGGGCAGCAACAGTATGAGTTTGATGACAGAAAGAGCGTATTTCAAACCGTTCAATTATCCTTGGGCGTATGATGCGTGGTTAAAGCATGAGCAGTCGCACTGGTTACACACCGAAGTGCCAATGCTCGAAGACGTCAACGATTGGAAGAAGCGACTCACCGATGGTGAAAAGCATTTCCTTACTAACATTTTCCGATTCTTTACACAGGGTGACATCGATGTCGCTGGTGGATATGTAAAGAACTATCTACCGTATTTCCCTCAACCTGAAATTCGTATGATGTTGATGGGATTTGCGGCACGGGAGGCACTCCATGTTGCAGCGTATTCTCACCTCATTGAAACTCTGGGTATGCCAGAAGCAACGTATCAGGAATTCCTCGAATACGACTCAATGCGAGCAAAGCACGACTACTTTACAGATCTGTCGAATGCAAATGGAACACCTGAATCGGTCGCGACCAATATCGCTGCATTTAGTGCATTCACTGAAGGTATGCAGTTGTTCTCGTCCTTCATTATGCTCCTCAACTTCCCTCGTCACGGAAAAATGAAGGGTATGGGACAGATTGTTACTTGGTCGATTGTTGATGAAACGCAACACGCCGAGTCGATGATCAAATTGTTCCGCGCATATGTTGAAGAAAATCGTGAATTGTGGAATGACGATCTGAAGTCTCAGATCTATACGATTGCTGAGCGCATGGTTGAACTCGAAGACAAGTTTATCGAACTTTCGTTCTCTATGGGCGGAATGGAAGATCTTACTGAAGAAGATGTAAAGAAGTATATCCGTTATATCTGCGACCGCAGATTGATTAGTCTTGGTCTCAAGGGTATCTTTAAGGTCAAGAAGAATCCTCTACCATGGGTTGAAGAAATGATCAATGCTCCTACGCATACAAACTTCTTCGAAAATCGCGCCACTGACTATGCTAAAGGTGCGCTCTCGGGTAAGTGGGATGATGTTTGGGGAGTTGCTGCATAATAAATAGTGCAATAACAAACAATATTGTAGGAACAAGAGATGAAAAAAGTAACAATCACATATACTAGAGAAGATGTAGAAACACCATGGTATTGGCAAGTATCTTCTGAATCTACGTTAAATCCTATGTATACTTTTATTGAAGAGCATTACACTAATATTGAAACATATGCATATGTTGTTCCCGCAGGTGATAAAAACATTGTAACATTTACTTTCAATGACGAACAAGTATACCTTGATTTTAGAACAATGCTTGAGAATAATATTGCAACAGATTATGTTCAGTATTGCCAACAGAATAACATCACCATCGAAACAGTTATTGAGGACATTTAATGGAAGAGATTGAGTGTTTTTCATGTGATGCAGTATTTACAGTCGATCATGACTTAGATACTGACTACTATAAAGTCAAACATTGTCCCTTCTGCGGTACGACTGTCATAGACGAAGAAGAAGACGTTACTTGGGATGACGCAGACTGGGACGAATAAATAGTCTACTTCGGAGTAGATTATGACAATTAAGAAAAAACGTAAGCCGTTGCCGAAGAAAGTGCATAGAGTATATTGCACTTACTTCGACGACGGCAAATTTTATATTGGGTATTCATGTAAGACAGAGAAACTTTTCGAAAAGTATTTCGGGAGTTCCTCTTATGTGACTAACTATGAAGGCGAGATGCGCAAGGAAGTTGTCGCCGAATACGATAGCAAAGCGCATGCCAAGGCAGTTGAACATCTCTTACAATGGGAGTATCGACTTGACGAACGTTGCATAAATGACATGTGGAACGTGCGTCTGAGACTGTCGCATTTGAAAACTCTACAATTACCTGATTGGAGACCTGGATGTTTTTCGCAGCACTCTTAATGCTAGTGGCACTAGCAATTACTGGTGTCGCTGGTTACTTTTCGATATTGGGATTGATGGCAATTTTCCCTGCATCGCCTATCGCAGTTGCTGCTATGGGTGGTGTGCTTGAAGTCGCTAAACTCGTTACTGCGAGTTGGGTGTATCGCAACTGGAAAACTGCCAACAAACTATTGAAGACCTACTTCACGATAGCAGTTTGCACTCTCTCGTTTATTACGAGTATGGGTGTATTCGGTTATCTCAGTAAAGCACATATTGAACATACCACTGTCGGTGGATCGGCGCAACTAAAAATCGAGCAACTCGAGAGCAAAAAAGAATCAGCAGAAAGGAGACTAAAGAATGCACAAACATCTTTGGATACTCTGGACAGACTTACTACTGCAGAAGATGTGTTGGATGCTAATTTTATTAGAACCCGACAGAAAAGGGAACGTGCGTCCTTGGATGCGGAAATTAAGAGTGCGACTGCAGACATTGAGACTATTGAGACTGATCTCATACCGCTCAAAACTGAAAATCTCAAACTCGAAGCGGAAGTAGGTCCAATCAAATACGTTGCGGAACTGTTCTACGGTAGTGGTGATAATGCTACTATCGATAAAGCAGTGCGTATGATGATCATTGTTCTCATCTTTGTATTCGACCCTCTGGCAATTTTATTGATTATTGCTGCGAATATGACATTTTTAAGCTTGACAAACAAAGAAGAAAATAGTATAGTAGACTATGTCGTTGTTGATGAGGTTGAATCAACCCCACCAACAGAGGCAGCGAAGAAGGTTGTCAAGAAACGCAAACCGAAAAAGAAACCAGTTGTTGAGGCACCAGACTTCTTTTCGTTTGCTAAACACGAAGATAAAGGTATATCGACACACGACATACCAGCACCAGATCCTCCCAGAAGATCGTGGCGCGATGATAAAATTATGATAGACAAAAACAATGTAAGGAAAATGTGATGGATACAGCGAATCAAGAATGGCGCGATGGTTTGAAAGAAACTCTGAAGCAGGGTGAAGCGATCGTCGAATTTACAAAGGCAAACGGACAGCATCGTGTGATGCGCTGCACACTTCAGGAAAGTGTTATTCCTCCGTATAGCGAAAAGGGAACACCGACTAAGGTTCCCAGCGGCGAAACTCTTGCAGTCTGGGACCTCGATGTCAGCGAGTGGCGATCATTTCGATATGATAAAATTACATCAGTTCGTTTTGGGGCTTGACTTTTCTGTAAAAATATAGTAGAGTGAATATATTATGAAGAAAGGTGATAATATGCACAAGTTTAAAGTTCCGATTTCTGAATCCAAGTATCTTGGCACAGAACCTGTCTGGGCAGATGGTTACGAACCAACGAACTATCAGGCAGAATTTGGTAATGCTCTCAATTGGTATAGTTATATCGTTGAGGCAAAAGACTGCCGTGCATTTCTCACCGATTGGTTCAAGACCGATAAGGATAAACTGAAGACTCTCAGCAAGATTCCTGACAAACTCATCCCTCGCACCTATGCCAATACTGCTCGTATTGCCATGCGTGGTTTCCCAGTTTCTGACGAACATAAGTCGCGTATCTGGGAAAAGGTTGAAGAAACTGCGAACAAGCGCATCAAACTCGAAGAGGAAGATACTGCTGCTGAACCTGTAGTCAAGGTCGCTAAGGTCTTGCCGCTTGCCCCAAACTTCATCGTATCGGATGTTGATGACGAGATTGAGAATCTGATCATTGGTGAAGACACTAAGACCATTGGTCAGATTCTCATGCCATATCGTATGACAGACAAGCATTATCTCGACTGCATTGCAAAGATCGAACCGATGCTTGCTGAGTTTACTGAACTTGCTGAAGCACGTCGACTGCCGAAAGGTCAACTTACTGACATGCAGTCTCAGTTGCTCGAGAGTTATGAACATCTGTCTGGTATGAAGATCGTCAAGGATATTGCGAAACTTCTCGAGACTTACATCAATGACCTCAAGAAGTCTCATGTCAGCAAGCAGGTTGCTAAGGTTCGTAAGAAGAAACCAAAGGATAAGACCAAGTTGGTTCGCAATCTGAAGTTTCTCGCAAACGATACCGAACTGGATATCACGAGCGTCGATCCTATCAATCTGTTGAATTGCGGAGAAGTCTGGACTTATGACACCAAGACTCGTAAGATTTCGAGGTTCTACAGTCCAGTAAGTGGTAGCATCACCGTCAAGGGTGCGGCGCTGGTTGGGTTTGACGAAACAATGTCAGCATCTCGTCTGCTCCGTAAACCTGAGGTTCAGGTAAAAGAATTTTCTGCTACTGCGAAAAAAGACTTGACAAAATGGTATTCTGCCATTAAGAGTAAGCCTGCACCAGTTCGTGCACGTCTTACTGCAACGACCTTAATTTTGAAAGTATTTTAATGAACGATAATAGTGATAACGTAACATACCTTAAACCCAAGACGACTACTAGAGAAATCGATCAAGAATCTCTGAGTTATTTCTTGGAAGGTGCCACTGAATATGCAGCATATCAAGACGCCGAGGCATTTGCTGGTGCTTGCCTTCGTGGTATTCTGATGGCAGCAGAAAAGAAGGTTGGTCTGAAGAATGAGAAGTTTCATTCCGATGCTGCCGTTATCGCTGTTATGATTACTGGATTGTATATGCGTCAAGCAGGGGTGGAATGCCCTGAGATTAATCTGCTTGACAATGTGCGAGAAGGTCTTACAGTTAGTGATAGAGGTGAAGAAGAATGATTGTTGTTGATTTTAACCAGACTGCTATTAGTAGCATGATGGCAGAACTAGGTGGTCGTCGTGATGTGGAAGTCAATCTTCCACTGATTCGTCACATGATCATCAATGCTATTCGCTCGTATAAGAAGAAGTTTGGTGCTGACTTTGGTGATATTGTGATTGCTTGTGACAACCGTCACTACTGGCGTCGTCAGTATTTCCCGAACTATAAGGCGAATCGTAAGAAGGCACGACAGGAGTCGGGTTTCGATTGGTCTGCCATTTTCGAGGCACTTCACCAGATTCGTAGCGAACTGAGCGAACACTTCCCGTATCCTGTCATTGATGTTGATGGTGCAGAGGCAGACGATGTTATCGCAACTCTCGCCGAGTATAGTCAAACTTCGAACACCGATGGTCTGATGCCTAGCGCCGAACCTTTCCTTGTTCTGTCTGGTGACCATGACTTCGAACAGTTGCAGAAGTGGTCGAACGTGAAGCAGTATGCACCTGTTCAGAAGAAGTTTGTCAAACTTACTGACAAACCAGAGGCAGTTCTAATGGAGCATATCATTATGGGCGATAAGGGTGACGGTGTTCCCAACATCCTCTCTGATGATGACACTTTCGTCAATGGTCAGCGTCAACGTCCTATTCGCAAGGATAAACTTGCTGAATGGAAGACGCAGAAACCTGAAGACTTCATCACCAATGATGAGATGTGGCGTAACTTCCAGCGTAACCGTGAACTGGTCGATCTGTCTCGTATTCCAGATGACATCAAAGATGCCATTATAGATAGTTATGAGAAACAGAAAGGCGGAGATCGTTCTGGTCTGTTGAATTATTTTATTGCAAACCGTATGAAGCAAATGATTGAGTTGGTCGATGAGTTCTGATAGAGTTGGTATTACTGCAAGTTGTTTTGACCTGTTTCATGCAGGTCACGTCCTTATGCTGCAAGAAGCAAAGGAACAGTGCGATCGTCTAGTCGTAGCACTACAAACTGATCCGACAATCGATCGACCAGAGAAGAACAAACCTGTTCAGTCCATCTTCGAACGGTGGGTTCAGGTTGAAGGTTGTAAGTATGTTGATCAGATTATTCCATACACGACCGAGGAAGATCTTCTTAATATTCTAAAGTCATATGACTGGGATGTTCGTATCATCGGGCAGGAATATTTTGGCAAGGACTTTACAGGCAGCGATCTACAGATGGAGATCTACTACAACTCTCGCCGACACGATTTTAGTACCACAAATCTAAGAAAGAAAATTGAAAATGGCACAAAAACTACCGCCAAAAAAGTTTAGGCAACTCAACGAGGCGCTTGATTGGGCGCACGAGGCAGAAACTACTGATGAAATGCGCGAGCGTGTCAGAGCGATTTCTCTCGGCAACTCTATTCTCATGCGCTTTGTTGCTTGGGGTGTAGGTTATGAGCAAGGTCCATACAATCTTCCTGAAGGTAAGACTCCATATAAGGATGATGGTGTTCCTTCTAACATGGCAGATACCACAATCACGCAAGAGTTTCGTCGTATTCTGACACTGCTGCCAGAAGGAAGCGCAAAGAATCTTGGGCAATGGCGTAGAGAAGAAATCTGGATGCAGATTTGTCAAGGTGTGCATGCGAAGGAATATGACCTGCTCGACTTGGTCAAGGATCAGGATCTTCTTTCTGTATATCCTAGATTGGCGGAAGTTCTTCCCGATTTTCTTGTTGGTTGGAAGGCACCTGAGGTTAAGAAGAGGAAGTCACCAAAAAAGTCTTCAACGACCTTATAAATAAATTCTTTCCACCAGAAGTCAGGGAACAGAAATGGGGCAAATCCTAGAGCACAAGCATCTCATTGTGCGAGCAGAACTAAACAATCCACCGAAATGCGCAGAAGCAATCCAGGATTGGATGAAAACTTTAGTTGATACTATTGGGATGAAGATTCTTATGGGACCATATGCAGTTTACTCTGATATGGTTGGTAATCGTGGATTGACTGCAGTTACCATTATAGAAACATCACACATTGCAATGCATGTATGGGATGAAGTAGAACCTGCTCTTATGCAACTGGATGTTTACACATGCTCGACTCTGAACATTGATGATGTCTTTGCTGCCCTGCAACAGTTCGATCCGCATCATGTCGAATTTAAGTATATCGACCGTGAACATGAACTTACGCTGATTGATAAGGGTGTTGCTTGAAATACTTTCTGTTTTTAAACAGGACAGAATTGTGGATTGTTAAAGACCCAAACTTGGTTCCCAAACCACGTGAATTGATCCTACAAACAACTAATATTGAGTTGCTTCGCTCCACTGCAGAAAAGCAACAACGTATTACTAAGGTTCATGACAAGGTTTCACGAAAAAGAACTAAGTGGCATACGGACGAAGGTCGTAGAAAAATCGCAGAAGCAAAATTAGGAGATAATAATCCCAATGCTGGCGGACTATCTCCCGAACATCGTGCTAAGATAAGCAGAAAGATGCGAGGAACCCGACGAGGGGAAAACAATCCGATGTATAATCGAAGACATTCCTATGAAACTCGACGCAAGATGAGCGTAATGCAAAAAATGCGTGTCAGGAAGTGGTGCGTTGAACCTTCTGGTAAAACGCATCTGGTCGATACAAGAACATTCGTGCTACCATCTGGATGGTTATGGGGTAGAACTTACGATCCATATAGGAATCCTTGATGAATTATCAGATTACGCTGGGAAATAATTTCGAGCGATTCAACTTTAATTATGAACTGAACGATAACAATCCAACCAAGACTTGGGTCGAACTTGCCAAGGAAACAAAACCAGCAGATCTTCGTGGTAGTTTAGATCCATGGAGAGGAATAACAACCGATTATTCGGCAATGGTTGATAGATTAAACACTGTAATTAATCAACTAAACGAATGGATTCCAGAAAAAATTACGAGTAAATGGGAATTAGATGATCCCGTAAAGAGTTTGAATAATTTACACATACATTTTCCTGAACATGAAAAATATGAAACTGATGCAGTAAAACTAAGTCAACTTGTTTGTTTTAACGATTTGATTCATGGGATTGAAAATATTTGTAGTTCCAAACAAATTAACAAGGATCTGATTTATCTGCTAGTTTGTTGTGATACGTCCAGGATATTCAAACTCAAGGAATCTGATTATAAGTTCTTTGACTCACAGGTAAATTTCGGGGATTTAACATTACACTATTGTCAGGTTGGTAGGCATCCACTAGAAATATTGTTAACCAAAGATTTGGATTGTCCGCCTGATCAAATTATACCGCAATCTGAAATATCATCATACCACACGCTGAGGTTTTTTGATCTCCCAAATAGGAGAAAACGTTTCGAGCAGTTCTATTATGAAAGTAAGTTACAATGGCCTTATGAATTGACCGACGAGAGATTGTCCTTTGGGTATATCAATTTGGGTAAATTGACGGACATAAATGGTAGGCAATATGATAAAAATGAGACATTGCAAATCGTGAAATCTTGTGATAAAATTTTAAATTGGGAATTTTTTTAAAAAATAAAAAAATAGGGGCTTGACATTTTCTCATTTTTCAGGTAGAGTGGTATTATAGTTTGAAAGGTTTTGATTATGTTGACTCTTGCTGATATTAATGCCGCCACTGGTTCGAAAGATGCGAG